CCGCTGAATACGCCGAGGCTTGGGAGTTTCACGCTCACGACCACCTGCGCGAACGTCAGCCGAAAGCCTCCTGATCCCGGCCCCAGCTCCCCTTGATCTGATCTGCCCTGGCAACCGCCGGGGCTTTCCTTTTGGTGCAGTTGTTACGGTTTCTAAAACGCAACGACGGCAGGGCTTTACGAAAGCGGGCTTTACGGCTTATGATTTGTGGACCGGGGCAAAGACCCGGCACCACCACCACCCCGACCGCCCACACCACCCCGACCGCCCATGTCCACCCCCCTTGCCGATGCCCTGCTCACCATCGGGGACCACCCCCTTTGCACCGTTACCGTCGAGCAAGGCGATGATGACGAGCTGGCCTTCTTCTTTGAGAACGACCAAACCGGCGACCACGCCTACGAAGCAGACCTAGCCGCCACCCTCGCCAGTTACGACCAAGCCGGCCCCTACCGGCTAACCATTTTCACCCCTCTGGTCTACGACGATTGCGAGCCCGAGGGCTGGCAGTCGCCCACCATCAACGAGCGCAACACCCTCTGCCTCGCTTACGCCTGACCGCTGCGCTTCCCAAACCACACCACTTTGATACGAACATGAACAACGATCAGATTATTGATTCAGCTATTGAGATCGTGCTTGCCGAAAAGCGTCTTCTGTCTCCAGGCGACACAGCAGCGCACGCCAGCGATGAAAACACGTACGAGTTTTTTCGATACGAAAATGGCAATGCCATTGTCGGCCGGAACGGCACAATTAAATCCTTTCCAATGAGAGAAGTATTTGCTCCAAACATTGTAAATAAGGTCGCGCATGAGATACAAGCAAGATTACTTTTCCCGTCTAGGAACTAACGGCTCAGAACATTCCAAGCCAAACCGCCCCATTCTCAATGCCCACGATCACCCACACCCCCCGCCAGCAGCCGGCAGCCACCGCCCTGGATCAGCTGCTGGCCGATGCTGAATCGGCTGCCCGCTCTTTAGAGGACAATTCCCGCGAAGACGGTCAACCGGTAGACGCCCTGGCCGTCACGAATTGGCGCAGGCGACTCCACAGCATCAGCTATCTCCTCACAAACGCATCAACTCCACCGCTGCCCCCCGCGTGCTACCTGCCGGCCTCCCCCTCCTTCACCGGTAAAGAACTGCTCTGACCCTCGGGGCATGGCCCGGTGAGTTGCCGGACTACCTGCGCTCCCTGGTGATGCCATCCACTGCTCGGGTTAAGCGGTGGAACACATGGCCTCTCACCTGTATCGGGACCCGTCGAGGTCTGCCGTTGATTCCAGGGTCTTCATGCCCCAAGAGAACGGCAGCAAGCGCAGCGCCTGTTAGACCCCAAACCCTTTTATCACCACTCCATGACCTTCTCGATCACCTACCACAACCCGACCCGTGCAAACCCCATCCTCCCCAGCATCTTCCAATCCAGCAAGACCCGGCACACCGAATGGGTCACGCCTGATGGTTGGAACGCCCACAAAGCCAAACAAGCCTTTGAGGCGCGTCACCCCGGCGCCGTGGTCCTTCGTTGTGACGCCATCCCCTGCGAGGTGCGCGTTTGAGCCGTCCCTTCCCACGGTTCCTAATCGCCGCTCTGCTAGTGCTGCTGATCGCGCAGAGGAGGTGCTCCAGGCCGAGCGCCGCCGCCGCAGTGAAGCCTCCGATCGCCGAGTAGGACCCACAATCCTGGTCATTCTGCTGGTACTGGGAGCCGTCATCCTTGGTCAAGCTCTAGCCCTGCGGGACGCACATCAGCAACTGCTGCACGAACGCCACTTAGCACCGAGGGCCCGATGAGCGAGACGAATGACCTGACGCCCTGCTGCGCTAACTGCCGGTTCTATGAAGGGCAAGACGATAAGCATGGCACCTGCAATCGCTACGCCCCTAAGCCAGGCCCAAACGAAGCCTGGGCTCTGTGGCCGAAAGTGATGTCTCACGACTGGTGCGGCGAGTGGGCTCAGCCTCTCAGCGATGACGAACTTTTCGCCGAGTTCCTGGCACGCAATGCAGGCGCCATGCCTGTGCTTGGCGGGATCCCGGTGCCGCCCACCGACGAACTTTTGACCAAACCTACCGACCCGTCAGTGATCACCTACGACACCCCCTTCGAGGATCCCCTTCGATGACCTTCCAGATCAGCTGGTACATCAAACGCACGCCTGGCCCCGGCCGCCGCGCTTTAGTCGGAACAGAGCGCTTTGAACTGTTAACCGAAGCGTCAACGCGCACCGAAGCGCTGTTGGCCGAGGGAATGGAGGTGCGCATCCTGCCCCTGGAGGTGAAGGGATGAGTAACTCACCACTGCAGCGCACTGAAGACCTTCTCTGGCTGCGCCAGTGCGCTGCTGTTGATGGCAACACCTATGACAGGTTGCTCCTGCACCTGCTGGAGCGGGTGGAGTCGCTGGAGGCACGGCCGATCCCCGGTACAGTTGAGCTGGTTTCCTCCACCCCCGAGGCTGCCCCGGTGGCCACGGATGGGCAGAGACTGGCCATGCGTTCGTGGTCAAGCCATGGGCCCACTTTCGACAGCGACCTTGTGGAGTTTGGCCGCAACTGCCTCAACCTTGGCCGCCAGCACGGCGCCGCCCAGCTTCTCAGTCTTGAAAAAGAACTGGAACGCGAGCGTCTTCGGCTTGCGGCTTGCGGAGTCGTGGCAATGGCCGATACACCAGAGTCCGCAGCAAAAGCCAGGGACATTGACCCCAGCTTTCAAAGTGCCTCGCTTGACGACGTGGCCCGGCAGGTTGACGCACTGATGGAAGCTCGCGCCGCCCTGGCCCAGCCGGAGGGGGAGGGGCCAACTCTGGACAAGATTGACGAAATGGAGCTATTACGGGTCTACTGCAATGCTCGCCGTGCTTACTGCCACGATGGCCCGGAACACATCAACTGGCAGCGCGACGCAGAGCGCGGCGCAACGCTGGCAGGGCTTGGCGCCGTGCTCGCTCGCTGGGGCCACCCTGCCGCCCTGCCAGCGCCGGAGCATGTAGGCGGATCAATCAATGATGAGCAGCGCGAAACGGTGCGAGCAGCCGTAGCTGAGGCGCTGGGCGACACATACGATTGCACCCGCGTATGGGAGGCCTGGCAAGTCGGAACAATGGGCCCCGACGATTTCGTGTTAGTAGCGGAAGATGATGATCGCGTGGCAGAGATTGCCGATGCTGCTATTGAAGCGATCTGCCCCACTGCCCCGCCCGCGCCGGAGGTGGGGGAGGTGGGGTTGTTGGTGGACAGGCTGAATCAAGTGGCAGGCGACTTTGAATTTTTGTGCAACAAGATCGTCAATGGAGAATGCCGAACTCTGGCATGTCTCCGGCGCGGTGGTTATGACGATGAGCTATGCAGTGCCAGATGTATCAAGCCCCCGGATCCGTTAGTGGCGACATGTCCCGCGCTTGAAAAGGCTGGCGCTATGCGCCGCGCCGCCACTCTGCTGCAGCAGAGCAGGTGGTCCCGGAAGAGGAAACTTGCTGGAGAACAGAGCCAGAGGCTGTCAGCGATTCCGTATTTGCCGCATGGAGGCAGCGCGAGCAAACCCGCAGCGAAATCCTCGCCATCGCCACCGAGCTGAAGACGACCAATGCCTAAACCCCCTCCCATCATTCCCGCAAACTCAGCCGTCCGTCAAAGCGCTGACGGATCCTGGCAGTATCAGCGGCTTCACGGGCCAGCCCCGCAGGGAGCCGCGCCCTGGGCGGATCAACCGGCCACGCCAGGTACGCCACCAGCCGCCGTCGCCCACGAACTGGCCGCCATTCTCAGGGAGCGTCACGGCAGCAGCACCATCGCCGACTTCCTTGAGGGGGTGGGGTGCTACACGCCGGGGGCTGGGCAAACCGTGCAGGAGGAAAGCCATGGCTGATTACTTCGATGAACCGGCAGGCGAAGCCCGTAAATCCGCCGAAAGCGCCAGCAAGCCCCGCCTTGACCTACTGCCGCCACCGGCAATGGAAGCCATCGCGGAGGTGCTGACTTTCGGGGCCAGCAAGTACGGCGCCAACAACTGGTGCCGAGGTGCCCGCTGGGGCAGGTACTACGCCGCTCTGCTTAGGCACCTGTTCGCTTGGTGGTGCGGCCAAGATCTCGACCCTGAAACCGGCCTGAGCCATCTAGCCCACGCCGGCTGCTGCCTGGTGTTCCTGATGGAGTACCAGCGCAATGGCTGGGGAACGGATGATCGATTCCGGGGCCCCGATGGCGAGCAGTTGCAGAAGGGCGATGGCAGTACCTGACTATTTTCGTAACCGTTCAAATCGTACAGGAATCGTAATGATCGGCCTTCTTCACAGCCCACCCGCCCCAAGGCCCGACCCACCACCCGCCGACCGCTTCCGCCTCGGCGACATCTGGCGATCCCCTCGCGGGAAGGATTGGAAAGTGGACAAGGTTGACGGCCCCCGCGTCAGGCTGCTGCGCGTCGTGGGCAACCAGCGCACCACCCAATGGCGTGGAGTTTGGGACACCGGCAGAGACATGACCGACGCATGGGAGCGGATCGAGTCCGCTGCCGATCCGGTTGCTTACTCATGACCACCCCCAAGCGCCCCGGCTGGGGCCTCCGCATCCTCCAGGTGCGCAACACCTCCGGCACCCCCGAGGCACTGATCTTCCCCCCAGACCACGAAGCACCGTTCTGGACGGACCTTCGCCAGATCGCCCAGCACCAAGCCCGCACCATCTACGAACCCATCAAATGACCGTTCTCGCTGACTTCCAGATCCGTGCCCTATGCGAAGCCGGCATGGTCACCCCCTTTGACCCCGCCCTCCTCAACCCTGCAAGCCTGGACCTTCGCCTGGGCTCGAACATCCTGATCGAGTCCGCCGAGGGGCCCGGCCTTGTGCCCTACTGCATGGCTCACCACACCGCAGACGACCCCTACCGCATGGTGCCTGGGCAGTTCCTGCTCGCAGAAGGTGAGCCAATCTTCAACCTGCCCAAGTGCATCGCCGCACAGTTCGTGCTCAAATCGTCCCGCGCCCGCGAAGGCCTCCAGCACCTGTTAGCCGGATGGTGTGACCCCGGTTGGCATGGCTCACGCCTCACCCTGGAGCTAAAAAACGTCCGCCAGCTCCACTGGGTTGGCATCTACCCAGGCCTCAAGATCGGGCAGATGAAGTTTCTACGCATGGACTCCACACCCCTGGCGTCTTATGCGAAAACGGGACGCTACAACGCCGACACTACCGTCACTGCGTCGCGTGGATAACTGTTGCCGTTCCCAAACGGCAATTATGGCTTAGACTATGGGCGACCGCAACGCCGCGTTACCCGTGCCTGCTGGCCGCCCAAGCAAGCTCACGCCTGAGGTGGTGGCAAAGGCTCGCGAGTTGGCGGCGGCAGGCTTCACTCTTGGCAAGATCGCGCTGGGGCTTGGCGTTGACGAAAGCACGGTCACCTATTGGATGAAGCAAGGAAGGGAGGTTCCCGATGACGATCTCAAAGCAGAATTTTTCCGGTCCATCCATGAGGGATGGCTTGTAACCGGAAAAGACTATCTCCAAAACCTGAAGAACCACGCCGCGAATCAAGGGGGGACCGCCGCTGCCACTTGGTTCCTGACCCATCACCCATTCTTCCGGGACGACTTCTCGGATGCTGCCGCCGATCGCCGCGTAGAGCGCAAGACCGTTGCCACCGTGATGGATGCCCTTGCCTCTGCTGGGCTCACCCCAGACGATGAGCGGCGGGTGCTGCTGCAGATCCAGGCCCGTGGTCTCGGGACGCCTCCTGCTGATGAGGGGGAGCCGTGACCGATCTGGTTCACAGCCTGCTCACCCGTCGCGCCTTTGTGCAACCCACCACCCTGCTCGACTGCCTCGATCTGTCGCAATGGCTGGGTATGCGCATCCGGGCAGGCCTGATCCCGGAGATCACCTCACTCGAACTGCAGGCCCGGTGGGCGTGCGATCAAGGCACGGTCCTTCGGCGCATCTCGGCACTGCTGGAACACCAGTTGCTGGACTGCAGGTTGCAGAGCGGGCCGCAGCTGGCGCCCGGCGCCTATTGGGCGGTGTATCGCGTGGGGCCGGTGGGATGACCCCCATCCGCGCCCCTGACCCCTCTTCGCGCCTCGCCGTGCTGGAGCTGGAAAGCGATGCCAACGACAGCAAGACCCAGGCCCCCATCGCCGGCACCTTTAAGGAGTACATCTGTTCGGTCTGCTCCAGCTTCCCCTGGAGCGACCACACCCACCGCCTAGTCGCCCTTGGTCAGCGTGTCGCTGATGGTGAGATCCGCCGCCTGATGGTGGAGCTTCCCCCGCGCCACTACAAGAGCACCATCTTCTCGATCTTTCTGCCGGGCTACTTCCTGCGCCGCTACCCGAACCGCTCGGTCGGCATCGGCTGCCACACCGCCACCCTGGCCGAGGGGTTCTCCCAGGATGCCCGCGACTACTTCACCGCATCCGGTGGCGCCCTCTCGCCTACCTCCGGTGGCGTGAAGAAGTGGGGAACCAGCGGTATCGGTGGCCTCTGGACTGCAGGAGTAGGGGGAGGCACCGGCAACCCCGGCGATCTGATCGTGGTGGATGATCCGATCAAATCCCGCGAGATGGCCGATTCCGCCGCCTGGCGCCGTCAGGTTCATTCATGGTGGGATTCGGTGCTGAGCACACGGGAAGAACCGGGCAATGCCGTGGTGATCGTTCACACCCGCTGGCACAGCAACGACCTGATCGGTTACCTGCTGGCGAAGAACGAGGAACTGGAGAAGGAAGGGCTCACTGCCCAATGCGAGCCCTGGCATGTGGTTTCAATGCCGATCGAGGCCACCCCTGCCAACGCGATCAAACCCCTCCCTCGCACTGTCACCCGTGAGCAGGACGACCGCGAGCCTGGCCAGGCCCTCGACCCGACCCGCTTCGATGAGGCATGGATCGAACGCAAGCGGGCCAACACGCCCCGCCGCGATTGGGAGGCGATCTACCAGCAGGCACCCACCGAAAGCGCCGGAACCATCTTCAGCCGCGACACCCTGCGGTTCTACGTGCTGCCAGGCCAGAAAGGGGAGGAAGGTGATGTACTGCTGCCCGAGTACGGCATCCGCAAGCTGGCCTCAGTGGATGCCACCTTCAAGGATTCGGCAGGGTCCGACATGGTGGGTATAGGCCTCTGGTTGCAGACGCAGGAGGGCATGTTCAGGATCGATCAGGTGAACCGCCGTATGGGCTTTACCGACACCCTCGACATGCTGCGCCGCCTGCAGCCGGTGTGGAAATTCAATGAGCTGCTGATCGAAGACAAGGCTAACGGCCCAGCGATCATCGACACACTCAAGCGCGAGGCGGCCTATGCCGTCCATGCCGTCAACCCCCTCGGCGGCAAGGTGGCACGGGCTGAGGCCGCTTCAGTGATGTTCCGCCAGGGCCGTGTGTTCCTGCCGCGTCATTCCCCATGGCTAAGCGAGTACGTGGGACAGGTGATGGCCTTCCCATCAGGCACCTTTGATGACCTTGTGGATGAAACCACGCAAGCCCTCAACTTCTGCGCGAGCACCGGCCCCATGCGGATCACCACCGCCACCTATGGCCATGGCTCCACCGCACTGCTGCAGCAGCCGGAGCCCCCACCACCCCGGCGGCGGTCCGCTATCCCCGGTTTCCGATGACCACCCACCAACCCGCCAAACCAATGAGCACCACCCCCCGCGACCCGCACCTTCCGCCGCCTGAGGTTGTCGATTGGCTGCTGGAGCAGAGCTGGCCAGGGGAAATCCCCGAGACCCGGATTGACTATCTGGGAGGCAACCCTACTGGAGTCGCCGGAAGTACATTGCTTGGTTGGCAGCAGGCCTACGTTGATATTGGTGCTGATGCAGGTGGCCGCATTTTTCTGGACTCCGATGCGCTAGATGTTCTTCGCAAAGACCATGACGGCAGAAGGTTGGGATCGTGAACATCTTCCACCTGCTCCGCCAGCTCCGCCTGTACGCCCTTGCCCAGCGGCTGGTCCCATTCCCCCTGCCCGCATCAGAGCGCGAGCTACGCCGCTGGGATGCCCTCGGCGAGGCCTACGCCGCCCTGTTGGAGATCAAGCACGCCGACAACCTGCAAGCCGCCCGTGGGTTTGCAGGGGCTGCCGCCGATCGCGTTCGTGAATACTGCCGCTTGCCATGACTACCACTCTCACACCACAACCCACCGATACCCTCCCGGAGCCCCCCAAGCGCAAGCGCAGGGAGCGCAAGGGTGCGCCGCTAGAGCAACCGGCCAAACCTGGAGCACCACCACGCACGGAGCTATCCGAGCGGCTGATTGTGGAAAACCAGGGGCTAGCTGAGGCAGCCGCCGCTAAGTGGTCCCGCCGCTGCTCCCGCCCCTTTGAAGACTTCATCGGCCCCGCCCTGGAGGGGCTGATCAACGGGTGCCGCCGCTATGACCCGCACAGGATAAACCCCGCCACAGATCGCCCCTATGCGCTCTCAACATGCGTGTGCATGTTCATTGAGGGCAGCATCAAACATCACATTAGGGACCACGGGTACGACGTGAAGATGCCATCGAAGTGGCGCGAGCACTACCCTAAGGTTCGGCGCCTGATTGCCGAAGGCCAAACCCTGGCCCAGATCGTTGAGGCACTGCCGGTGTTCACCGAAGACGAGATCACCGAGATGCTTGGCGGCATGGTCGGCACGGTGGAGCTGGAAGACGAGCTGACCCTGTTCAGCTTGCACCAGCCACAGGCCACCGAGGCGGCCCTTGCCCCCGCGCTCTATGCCCTCACCGATGCAG